GTCGCCCAAAGGATGGATGCATTCTTTTGATCTGCGGTAGCCGCCGACCAAGTGGTGCCAACCGCAGGCCGATCGAGCTGGTATTGCTCGGCGAACGCCAGGTCGCAGTAAGCGTTGGCGCTCGCCGAACCAGCTGTTGTTACCAGCGTGGAGACCGGCATGTTACTAGGCCGGGTCAGCCACGTAGTTGAGCAAGAAGTCGATCGCAGTCGCCACGGTCATGGCGGCGCCAACGGTGATACCGCGAACCGCGGTGTTTGCATCAAGCTGCGTGAACGATGCGCCGTCGGCCAAGATCACAGCGTTGGCGGCACCTGCCCGAACGTGAGCACTCTGCGTCAGCGCAGCGACGGCGGTAGCAGCAAGCTGCACCGTTGCAGCAGCGCGCGTTCCTTGAATGTTGATGGACGTCGCCGTTGTCGCTGCACCGCCGATCGCAATCATCGCCCAATCGAGCAGCCGCCATTTGACGCCAGGGAGAGCCGGAAGCAAAGTGGCACCAGCATTGACCTGAGCCGTCGTAAGTCGCGTTCGCGCCATCTGCGCGATGCCGAACGTAACCAAGACATCCTTGATGTAGCGGGCTTTGACCGCTCCGCGTCCTTCTGGATAATTCCGAGTGTCGCCCATGAACGTATCTCCTTTTGAAGCTGATGGAAGAGGAGGGGGCGATCCAGAAATTTGGACCGCCCCATCACGTTCCGGACTAGCCGGCGATCCAGACAGCCGCGTTGTCGCGGACGACAGTCGCTCCGAAGAGCGCGTCATACGCCCACTGCGTCTGCTTGTACTGACGGCTGACTTCCAGTCGGAGAGCCAAACCGCTGATCTCATCGATCGCAATTGCCTGCAGCGTCGCGCCTGGCACCTGTTCGGTGTCGAGCAGCGGCGCCATCGCGAAGCCGAGACAATCGCGCTGAATGAGGATGTTCGCGACGAACGAGTTGTTGCCGCTGTTGCGACCGACGATTGCCTCGGCGCCCGCAGTGGCTGCGAACAGCCCAGGCGTGATGGTCACCGAGGACGGGGTCGCACCACCGACGCTGGACACGACGTTGTAGGTGAAGTTTCCAATCCCGATGATGTCACCCGCGATGATCGTGCCAGTCGCACCGCCAGAGAGCGCGATGACCGTCGCACCGATCGCATTCACGCCGGTGACGGTCGTGCCAGTGGTGTAGGTGCCACCAACGTGCGTCGGCACACGCTGCGACATCAACCAGAGAGCGCCCAACTTGCGCCCAATCTGACCATTGATGATGACATCGCTGCCGCCGCCGAAGCTCGCATCCTGAAAGGCGCGAAGCCCGAGGGCGTTCGCCTCTGCATTTGTGTCGAGCACGGCGAAGCGTGGTTCCATGTCCATCAGCTGACGGTTCGCGATCGCGCGAGCATCCAGATAGGCAGACAGATCCGTAGAGAACGGCGTGACCAGCGCGGTGCCGGCGTAGCCAAAGATCTTGAGCGCCAGCTTGCTCCACATGAAGTCTTCGATGTAGTTCGCGAGCCCCTTCGCCGCCTCGGCCGCCTGCATCGGCAGGATGCCGCGATCGACCTGGGACAGCCCCTTGTCGTCCATCGCGAACGGCGCCTCTCGCCACTCCGTCAACTGGAGCGGAACGGACGTCGGTGTGACGGCGGTCACCGCGGGCGGAACCACGTCGGGCGTGACGGCTCGCGTTGCGACCACGGCAGGAATGGTGATGTTCACCGTGGCGAAGCGCTTCGCCGCCGTGATCTCCTGCTCGTAGTCCTTGTTGGCAATGTGGACGAGCGCCAACCTCTCACGAAGGGTCGCGAGACCCATCGAGACGGTGGTGCCCAAGATGTTGGTTGTGACGATTGCTCCGGCCATGTGTGCAGTCTCCTCTTGATAACAGATCGGTTGTCACCAAGCGACTTCACCGAAGCCGGGTCACATCCTCGCCGAGGATGGCCAGGACACGCGTCCACTGGACGCCGTCCTCATCTATTTGCTTGATCGCGCTCCACCGGAGCACGCCCGCTGGATTCACCGAACCCCGCAGACGTCAGAGATCAAGCCAGCCCAGGCTCTACGCCTGTTGACTGTATTCCACCCGCATCTTGCCAGCCTTGATGGCGGCAGAATTCGCGGGATCGCCGAGCTGCTGCGGCGTCGGATCCTTCAAGATGGATACGCCAGGACGACCGCCGCCAGCACCACCAGCACCGCCGCCAGCAGGTGCTGCGCCGCCGCCACCCGACTCCTTGAACGCCCACGGCGTCTCTTTGATCTGCCGCGTCATCCACTCGTCGATCGAAAGTGGCTCGCTCGGCCTGTCAGCGCTGAACTGATTCGCTGCGGCCTTGACGACGCCATCAGTGACGCCAAACGTGGACTGCGCCTTGCCAAAGACGTAGTCGAACGTTTCCGGCTTGCCGCCAGCCTTGTTGAACTTGTCCGACAGCGCGCTCCGTAGCGTGCCTTCATCCGCACGCTTCCGTTCAGCGACAGCAGTCGTCGTCACCAACGTCAGCTGATCCTGCAGCGGCTTCACGTGCGCTGCCATGCTGGCATCGACTGCCGACTTGATGGCTGCAGCGACGTCGTCTGGCTTCGTGATGCCCTTCGCGGCGAGTGCAGCCTGAGCGGCGAGTGCTTCGCGCGCCTTCTCTGGATCGATGTCCTTGAACTTGGCGACGAAGGGCTCAAGGTCCGCGACCTTCTTGGTGAGCGCGACGTTGTTGTCGCGGAACTCCACCACACGACCATTCGCGGCAGCGAGGTCTGTCGCTGGAACGAATCCAATGGGAGTGCCGTTCAGTTCGAGGTGAAACTTGCCTTCCCTCGCGACGTAGAACGTTCGCGCGGCTTCTGGGGCATCTTCGAGTCTGTCGACGACTGGGACGAGTGCTGGCATGGGAACGCTCCTCACTATTACACAGGTTGCTGGGTTTTGTATTTTCGGGATACCAAAATCCCTAAGTGCTTCAATTGGTTACGGATCCAAGGACCAACATCCATCCGGTCCTTCCGCGCTCTACGGATGAGCTGGTCCGTCTCCTCTTTCGTCAAGGCGAACGTAACCCGCTCGCTCAACTTCGATGCTTCGGACTTCATCGGTCGTCCACGCTTCATGGTGTTCCAATCGCAATCGTGCAACGACATCGGGGATGAAACGGTGGTCCTTCTTCACTGAAGTCTTGACTGATTGGCACCGGGCCTTCGGCGGCGATGCCTTCACAGATCTCACAAGGATCGACCGCCAGTATGACTTCCTTGGTGGCGTTCTCGGAGAGCAGCCCAGCATCCTGTGCCTGTTCCCACGCTTCCTTTTGACCCTCGTTGAGCGCATCGAGGATCTCCGTGCGAGCGATGTTGTCGCCACGCTCAACGAGCTTTTCAGCAGCGTATCTGTCCACCTTCTTGTCGATCACTTCTCTGCTGAGACCAGACTCGATCAGCTGCTCGCGATACTTCATCACCGCCTGGCCTTGCGCCGACGTCAATCCGATCAAGGGACGAATGGTGCGCGCCGCCTCTGCGGGCGGGATGCCGGTGCGAATGGCAGTAGCGATCAAATTACGAATCGCCTTTTCCGTCTCCTTGCTGATCTTGACGATCATCTTCGCCGCCATCTTCTCGGCGGCTTTGACGGCGGCGGCCGCCTTGTCATCAAAGCGAAAGCGAATCGGTGATTTAGCCAAGTGCCTTCTTCAAATGATCGGCGCCAAGCTTGCCACCGCGCATGAATGCATCAATCATGACATGCTTCATTGGTTCCAACGCCTTGATGATCTCGGCGCGATCCACTAGGTTCGAACCCCGACGCACGCTGACCAACGCCATAGCCAGCGCGCTTAGGCTTGTCTGCGACTGAAGCAGGCGCATCGCCTTTACGAAGCGCGCGCGGCACAATGCTTCGTAGTAGTCCGCGGATGCGTGAACCACCTTGATCTCTTCCGCTTGGCGTGGCATCTTCCTCCCTCGATTCTCTGTCGACCAGTTCATACTTGTCCATGATGACCAACATGCACGTCGTCCAAGGGAGCTTCTCCTCCTTAGAGATCTTGAGCGCCGTGGCCATGAAGTGAAGCGCGGACCACTCAGGCTGCGGTTCGTTCAAGCACATCCTGATGACCCTGTCACCGACTGAGATGATCTGATGGTCATTCGAGTCGAGAATCTCGCGGCATTGTTGCCGCAGGTTTCGCAGCAGCTTGTTCGGACTGTGACTCCCAGGCGTCCACTGCTTGTGCATGCGCCGCGAAGGTCCAGCCGCATCCTCGAACGAAGGAAAGACAGGTCCCTTGATCCTCATGGCAATGCTACGATCGCGACGACTACGGCGGACGCCACTGTTGGATTGGCGTTCATCAAGACAGTCACCGACCCATTAGCGTTCAGCACGAGACTTCGAATCTGATAGATGGAGTTGCCGCCTGAGTTGGGACGCCAGCCTAAGATGCGGCCACCGACCAAGGTGGGATCAGCAGACGACGACGCCGTGTTCGTCGCGGTCGACACCGACAACGTGACCTCCTTCGTGCCCTGCACGCCCATTCCTCCAACGCTCTGCGCGGCAGGATCGACGGAGAAGATGACTACTCCAGCGTGGTTCTTGAACTTCAAAACTCCGCCTTCATAGACGCTGTGAACGCCGCCGCTGCCTTCTGGGTACAGTTTTGAACTCATAAGTCCAGCTCCAAATCTTCGAAGGCTTCGGTTAACAATTCACTGCCGCTCTCTTGCAACAGCAAGTTCGGCGGCTCGGCAATCAACAAGACGTCAACTCTGACACGCATCAGCGCGTCGACCGGCGACGATTGATACTTGAAGCTCTGAACCATGCCGTATGAAGTCACCTCACCATTGCCATCGTCAAACGTGAAGATGTCCTCGCTCAACCCCGCTAGAGAGTCTATGAGTCCTTGATGCGTTGGATCGATCGCGATGTAGTTGATCTCAAACGACAAGAAACCACGATCCACGATGCTCATCTGCTTGGCATCCGTCGTCTCTGAGTGCGTGGTTCTCTCGAAAGGATCGCGACGCTGATCAGACGCAGTAATGGTCAACAGCTCGTTGACCGTCACGCCATTTCGCTTGACGTAGATCATGGC